GGCTAAAACTTCTCTGGATAAGACAGCTTCATTAATTATTTCAGAGTCTGAAAATGTTACTGTTGAGGCTCAAAACGTTGATGCAGAAGACGTTAATAAGATTGCCTTACGACGAGGGAAAGTAAGAGAATTGGTAAGAATGGGGTATAAAGCTCCCCAAATTAGTTCTATTCTTGAAAAAGGAATTAAGGTTAGTAAAAATAAAAGAGTTAAGGTTACTGTTTCTGAACGAATAGTTAGACTAGATATAGAATACATAAGACAAGAAGACCTTTCTGAAGATGTTGATTTTGCAGAAAAAAGAGCAGAGATTTTAGATAAACTTGATTTTTTATATAATAGAGCAATTACTGAATACATTAATGCTAAAGGGTCAATCAGAAATAGTTTTATGAATACTGCTTTAGCGATTTTAGGTAGAATAACAGAAATAGAAGGAGTAAAAGCACCAGAGAATTTAGCAATTGATTTAGGAGTAGAAGCAAGAATTGCTAAGTTTTCTGCTGAAGTTACTAAATTAAGCAAAGATGACCAACTTACTATTATCAGCGCAGTTCGAAAAGTTCTTGAAGAGCGCCGACACAAACCAACTGGAGACGTTCGAGTTCCTGGCAAGTCATCCGGAATCCCAGCACAAGCCAGCAACGATGAGGGAGTTCCTAGAAAGTCCTAACTTCATTACAGAACAAGACTCTGCAAGACCATATAATAAAGAACTTTTAATCAATATTTTTGATGACGAAGGGAAATTTAAGCTTTTTGAAAATCTTGGGAAGTATGAGGAAATTCTTTATGTCGCTGGGATTGGCTCTGGGAAGTCTTATGTTTCCTCTTTAGCAATAACTTACATTATTTATCGTCTTCTTTGCTTAAGAAATCCTCAAAAATACTTCCGTTTTGCCAAAGGAACAAAGATAGCTTTTGTTAATGTTTCTAAGTCTTTTACTCAAGCTAAAGACGTTGTTTTCGGTGAGATTAAAAATAGAATTGACAATAACCAGTGGTTTCAAAACTTTTACCCCCCCGACCCTCGTATCAAATCAAAAATAAGATTGCCAAAAAACATTTATATTCTTCCTTTATGTTCAAACGAAGTATCTCCTCTTGGTTACAATATTTTTGGTGCTGTTATTGACGAGGCTTCTTTTCATACTTTAACTAAAGATAAGGATTATGCTGAAGAATCTTATAACCAAATTAAAAAACGTATTCGTTCTCGATTCTTTTCAAAAGGAAAACTTTTTATCATTACTTCACCAAGATATGTTTACGACTTCGCAGAGAGAAAATGGGATGAAGAAAAAGACAACCCAAAGATTTTTAAAAGAAGAACTCCTTTGTGGGAAGCGTTACCACCAGAAATGTTTAGTGGAAAAAAATTTGATTTAGGAAAATATATTCCTAGTTATCAAAGTAAAAACATATTAATTCCTGTTGAGTATGAAGATGAATTTAAACAGAACCCTGAAAAATCAATGCGAGATTATGGCGCTCAACCATCTATGGCAATTCAAGGATTCTTTAACGACCCCGACATTATTTCTGCAAATGTTAATCCAGACAGAAAACATCCAAAAAGTCCTAGAACAGGTGAATTTTACGACTGGTTTATGAATCTAAAAAGCAGCGAAAATTTCGATTCTGACAGGCGTTTTATTCATATCGACTTAGGATTAAATAAAGAAGGAAAAGGAGACTGTGCTGGTTTTGCGATGGGTAAGTTTAATGGTTGGGTAGAGGCAACAAGCTCACAAGGAAAGAAAGAAAAACGTCCTAAAATCTTTATTGACCTTATGCTACGAATAACATCTAAACCAAAAGGTGAAATTCAATTTGAAGATGTTAGAAAAATCGTTTATAGATTGAGAGACATTGGTTACAATATTCACAAAGTAACCTTTGATGGTTGGCAATCAGTTGATAGTGTCCAAACCCTAAAATCAGCAGGATTCAATGCTGACTTTCTTTCTGTCGATAGAAATGCAGAAGCCTATTATACTCTTAAATCAGCCCTTCTTGATAAAAGATTAGACTATTACTACTACCTACCTTTAATCCGAGAACTTCAACAACTAGAGGAAATTAAAGCAAAGAAAATTGACCATCCAAGAGGAGGAAGTAAGGACGTAGCTGACGCGGTTGCTGGAGTATGTTATCATTGTGCTCAAGGGGTACCAGGTAGAGGATTTAAGGTTGTTGGTTAATATTGTATTTTTTTTACGAAAAGTGTATTATTTTCTTAGAATACTATGAAATTTCCCAAATTTTTAGAAAAAACCATTCTAGAGAGCGAAAATGTTAAAGAAAAACTTAGTGGTAATAAAACAGAGTTTAACAAAGAAGTTGTTCGAGAAGTAAACAAAGCATTAACTGCAGCTAAAAAAGAGTGGGCATTTGATACTGCTAAGGCTATTAGTGACAAGTTCACAAAACCTAGAAAATATATTTCTACAATGGGTTTTGGTACACAGGAATTCTTCGCTAGTGGTTATCAATCAGGTAAAAATTACACTACTTTATCTACTCTCTTTAGTGATTCTCCAGGTTCAATTCAATGTGCTTCAAGAATAAGAGATGCGATATTGGGAAGCGGTTATGTCCTCAAAAAAGAAGTTGAAGGACCTAAAGGAAAGAAAAGCGACCTAAAAAAACTCATTAATTTTTTTGATAGACCTAATCCTGATGACACAATTGAAACACTTTTAGGAGTTTGTATCGAAAACTATCTTTGTTATGGAAACTTCTATTTAGAGAAAGTTCCAACTAAAAAAAGCAGGGGACCAGGAAGACCGCCTAAAGATGCCAAAATGGATGTCGCTGAACTTTATAATCTTGACCCAACAAAAATGACTATTTTAGTTGATGCAGAAAAGAAAAAGAAAGGGGTTTTAGAAAAGATTGGCTACAAAAGACAGACAGGCCAAAATAAAAAAGTAATTTACAGTTTGGACGAAATTTTCCATACAAGACGAGCCAATAGGAAAGCTGATTTATATGGACGAGCAGTTCTTGAAGACAATACTGCTACTTTGCAACTCCTTATGAGGGCAATTACCTACAATATTAATATTCTTAGGAATGGTGGTCGTCCACCTATTCAATTGATACTTCCTGAAGATTCAACTGAAGCTGACGCAGACGCAGTTTCAGCTTGGTTTGAAAAGAATTACATGGGTCCGCACAATGCTGGTAAAACATTAATTTCATTCAAAGGAGCTGAGGCAAAAGTACTAGGATTAACTCCTCAAGACATAGCCTATCTAGAATTACTTAAATATGGAATAAGACTTGTCGCTGGTCAATATGGTGTCCCTCTATTATTAGTCGGATTCCCAGAAGGTACGAATCGAGCTACAGCCGCAGAAGCAAGGCGTTCATTTTATTTAACAACTATTTATTCACTTAGAAAACTAATCTCACAAAAAATTACAAAAGAGATTATTCAAGATGGTATGAAAATTCAGGGTTGGCGATTAGACTTTAAGACAGCAGGACTGGAAGAATCAGAAGCTTCAAGGAGAGACTTTATGACAGCATGGAGTAAAGGAGTCTACACATTTAATGAAACAAGAATGGCAATGGGATTACTACCAATAGAAGAAGATTGGGCAAACAAACATTATCTAGTAGGAACTAAAAATGATTCACTTATTGAAGTTCCAAAAGCAATAGGACGAAACCCAGATACTGGGGCTCCTGACTCTACGCGAGGCAAACCTGACAGAGAGCCAGGAGAAGAAGCGCCAGAAGAAGACGATTCGTCTCACGACGAAGGTTAACTCGTTGCCGTTTTGACGTTTTTATTATATAATTATTAACATTAGAGTCAGGTTTAGTAAGGAGGTGAAGTATGCCAAACGGAAACATTCCAAATACAAGTCAAAAGACAATTTCTGCCAATATGACGGTGAAATCCTTCGTTTCGCCTGAGAATCCTTCTCCAGAGCAATTAAAGAAATACGATAAAGACGTTAACGCTTTTCTCAAAACGATTGATAATAAAAAGCGGTTTCTTAATGGTCGTAATGCCTATTCTGTAGGTAACAGAATATACATTTTAATTTGGTATCTGGAAAGACTCGCAGATGAACCAGTTACCACGCCATTCGGTCCCAAAGTTAAACCAGCTACTCCAGTGACGAAAGATGAAAAAAAACCAGAAGATAATCCTGCCGAAGGAAAGAAAGCTGGATGAAACCGAAAACATTGCCTTACCAGTAGTTAAATGTAGTGTCTGCGGTAATTTAACTACACAAGGTTTACACCAAGTAAGGTTAAAATTGGTGAAACCAGGAAGATGGCAAAAGCATAAAATTACTGGTGCGCTTCGGCGAATACCTGCAGTAATGAAAAGAGAAGATGTTTATATGTGTACTCTCTGCGTAGGGAGAGGCAAAAAATGGCCAGGTAAAAAACCAACATGACAATTAAACAAGTACAGGAACCAGATAAAAAAATACC